AATCAGAAACAAGAAGTTGTTCCCGAGTCAAGAGCTTACAGAGGTATTAGTACCGTTAACCCTGATGCATCTGAATGGGTATTATATGACATTGAACTAATCAAACAGGATATTATTAATAATTTTCATATTAGACAAGGTGAAAAATTAAGCGATCCTGAGTTTGGAACTATTATTTGGGATATATTGTTTGAACCACTCACTGATCAATTGAGAGATGCAATTATTAAAAATGTATCTAGGATAATCAATTACGATCCTAGAGCAAATGTTGATGACATTACAGTATCGACATATGAAAGCGGAATACAAATTGAATGTACATTAACTTATTTGCCCTACAATATATCAGAAACAATGCGATTAAAGTTTGATGAAGATGCTGGCTTCCTTGCATAAGATAAAGTACGCACTTAATCAAAGCGAATAAATACATTATAACGAGGAAAGCACACAATGTCATCCACAGATAGACAAAATAGATTACTACTTGCAGAAGACTGGAAAAAAGTTTATCAATCCTTTCGAAATGCAGATTTTAAGTCTTATGATTTTGATAATCTAAGACGTACAATGATCTCTTATTTAAGAGAAAATTACCCAGAAGATTTTAACGACTATATTGAATCAAGTGAATATCTAGCATTAATAGATATGATTGCATTTTTAGGTCAAAATATTGCTTTCCGTATTGACTTAAATGCAAGAGAAAACTTCTTAGAACTAGCAGAACGCCGTGAAAGTGTACTACGTTTAGCAAGATTGCTTTCCTATAATCCTAAACGTAATCAAGCGTCAAACGGCCTTTTAAAAATTGAAGCAGTTAGTACAACAGAAGAAATTACTGACAGCAACGGATTAAATTTATCAGAACAAACAATCCAATGGAACGATCCTAGCAATCCAGATTGGTACGAACAATTTATTCGTGTAATGAATGCTGCATTGCCAGTAAATGGAACATTCGGTCGTCCTGTTAAAACAGAAACAATTAGTGGAATTCCTACTGAACAGTATCGTATGAATTCTACAAACACAGAAGTTCCTGTGTATAGTTTTTCAAAAACAGTTGACGGTAAAACTGTTGCATTCGAAGTAGTTAGTACAGACATTACAGATACAGACATTGTTGAAGAAGCTCCGTTCCCTGGTAATAATTTTGCTTTTCTTTACAGGGATGATGGCCGAGGCGTAGCAAGCTCTAACTCCGGTTTCTTTACTCACTTTAGACAAGGAACTATGGACCAAGGACAGTTTAACGTAGACAGCCCGTCTACAAGCCAAGTAGTTGCAGTTGATGCACGTAATGTAAACAACACCGACATATGGTTATATAAATTGGATAGCTTAGGCAACGAGCAAGAACTTTGGACTAAAGTTGAAGCAGTAGAAGGCAACAATGTTATCTATAATAGTTTAAACAAAGGTATTCGAAATATCTATAGTGTGCTAACACGCATTGAAGATAGAATTAGTTTAATTTTTGCCGACGGTGTGTTTGGCAATTTACCTCAAGGTAATTTCCGTGTGTATTATAGAACAAGTAAAAATCAAAGATTAATTGTTTCACCTGATAATTTAAGAGGAATTGCAGTTCGTATTCCTTATGTGTCTAGAGCTGGCACAGCAGAAACAATTACCATTACACTTGAACTAAAAAACACTGTTGATAATGCAACTATTTCTGAAACAAATGCAAGTATTAAGAAAAATGCTCCTGCTTCATATTATACACAAAACAGAATGGTAACAGCCGAAGATTATCAAATTGGACCATTAACAACAAGCCAAGAAATTGTAAAAGCAAAAAGCGTAAACAGAACATCTAGCGGTATAAGTAGAAACTTTGACTTAGTCGATGCAACTGGCAAATATTCTACTACAAATTTATTTGGAACAGATGGTGCAGTTTATAAAAATTACCTATCAACAAAAACAAGTTTTGATTTCGAAACACTGACAGATATTGAAGGACAAATTGTAAACACAATCGAACCAATTTTATCCAGTATTAAAGTAAGAAACTATTATTATGACCAATTTCCTAAATTACTAGTAGAAGATTTAGGTGCTACTTGGGAACAGTTTACAGCAGATACAAACAACTTTACAGGTAGAATGACTAATTCTGCAGGTGTTTTAATTAAAGTAGGCACATTTACTGGTTCAAATATGAAGTTTGTAAAACCAAATTCTTTACTTAAATTTATTCCACCAGAAGGGTTTCATTTCCTTAACGGTAAGTTAGAATCAGGTGTACCTGATTTTAGAGGAGGTACTAGTTACAAATGGGTTAAAGTTATAAGTGTTGTAAGAGACGGCACAGAAATACAAGATGATGGTTCAGGACCAATTGTATTCAATGACAGTATTCCAACAGGTTCTAGACTTACAGAAATTAGAACTGCTTTACCGTCTTCTCTTACAGACGATGTAAAAGCTCAACTTACTGCACAAATATTTTCATATAGAACATTTGGTTTAAGATTTTCTAGGAATGACGGTGAGTGGAGACTTATTACCGAAAATAACTTATCTGCAAACAGTGAGTTTAGTACAGGTAAAACAGGCGATACAACTAACCAGCAACTAGATGCAAGTTGGCTATTAAAGTTTAATACAGACGGCGAAAAATATACTATTACGTATCGTGCTATGAGATATGTTTTTGAAAGTGATAAAGACATTAGATTTTATTACGACAGTAGTGACAAAATTTACAATAATAAAACCGGTAAAATTGTTAAAGACAAAATTAATATTTTAAATATTAATAATAAACCTAATTCAGAATATCCATTTAATATAGATTATCTATGGGAGATAGTTGAAGAGTACAGAGATGCTGAAGGTTATGTAGATTCAAAAAAAATACAAGTTAGTTTCTTTGATGACGATGACGACGGTGTTGTTGATAATCCAGAAATATTTGATGATATTGTAGATGAAGAAACTTCGCCATTAACTAAGTTAGTATTTTTACAAAAAAGCACAACAACTGACGGTGTAGAAGACTACAAATATGTAGATAGAAATACTATTTTTAGAGACCCTACACAACTTATTTTGCAGTCAGTGTCTAACAGAGCACCGTTAAGCACATACATAGACGGAGACCTTCTTTATTATCTAGAAGAAGATATCTTTGAAGTTTTTAATGCTGCAACTACTACGTTAACTATTTCAACTAATTATAAAGCAGCAGTTGGACGAGACGGATTAAAATTCCAGTATGTACACGCTGCTGATCAAAACAGTAGAATTGATCCTAGTGCAAGTAATATTATTGATACTTATTTGTTGACTAGAGGATATGACACATCGTTTAGACAATGGTTAGATGGAAATCTCGAAAATAAACCATTGCCGCCTAGCAGCGATAACTTGTTTATTTCTTATGGTTCTACATTAAACAAGATTAAATCACTTAGTGATGAAATCATTTATCATCCAGTTAAGTACAAAGTATTATTTGGTAACAAGGCTAAAGAAGATTTGCAAGCAACATTTAAAATTGTAAAAAACCCAGGACTAGTATTAAACGACAACGAAATTAAATCAGGTGTAGTCAGCGCAATCAATAAATTTTTTGCACTTGATAATTGGGATTTTGGAGAAAAGTTTTACTTTTCTGAATTATCAAATTACGTAATGAGTTCAATGTCTCCGAATCTTGTTACTTTTGTAATTGTTCCTGTGCAAGACAATCAGGCATATGGTTCGTTACAAGAAATTAAGTCAGAATCGGATGAAATTTTTATCAGTGGTGCAACTGTTGAAGATATAGAAATAATTGACGCAATTACTGCTAGTAGATTAAAGTCAAGCGGTGCTGTAGTAACAAGCATTACTTCGACATCTACAGGCATACAAAGCAGCACAAACGTAAATTCAAGCACAACGACCGGATCAACTAGTGGAGGCCTCAGCTACTAATGGCATATAATGACGATCAAAACCCTACTAATTTGCCAGCAGGGAAACCTGAAAAAAGAAAAAGTGCAGACCATTTACCTAGGTATTTTAGAACACAGGTTAATAACAAATTTCTTTCAAGCACAATTGACCAGTTAATACAACCTGGCATTGCAGAAAAGTTAAATGGTTACTTTGGTCAAAAAGAAGCCAAAGGTTATCAGAAAGACGATTTTTATGTTGGTGATGTTTCTAAAAGCAGAGAAGATTATCAGTTTGAACCGTCGGTTGTAATCAAAGACGATCTTAATAATATAAACTTTTATGCAGACTACAATGATTATATTAATCAGTTACGTTCTCTTGGTTCAAGTGTAAAAGATCATAGTTTGCTTAATAGACAAGAGTATTATGCTTGGAATCCAAATATTGATTGGGATAAGTTTGTAAACTTCAGAGAATACTATTGGTTACCTAATGGACCTCGCCCTGTGCAAATTGCTGGCGAAAAGGATAATGTAGTAAAAACTATTAAAGTAACAGCAGTAGATAACGGAGAACACTATGGCTATGTTTTTACTCCAGACGGACTGACACAAAATCCTGTATTAACTTTATTCAGAGGCATTAAGTATATTTTTGAAATTGACGCACCTGGTAATCCGTTATCGTTTAGAACTAGAAAAGATACAGCACCTATTTTTAAACCTAATGTACTCTACTTAGTTGGCGATAAAGTAAATTATCAAGGCGGAATCTATATTTGTACAAATGAACACGTTGCAAATGATACACTAAATTTAGATTTCTGGGACTTAGATACAACATTTAATTTAAAAAATTCAGTTAGTCAACAAAGTGTAGAAAGCGGTACAATTGAAGTAGAACTAGCAGCAGATACTCCTGACTTAATTTATTATATGTCAGACAACGACTTATTTGCAAGTGGAACTATTAATGTACTTGATATAGTTGAAGCAACATCAATAGATGTTGAACAAGAAATTTTAGGAACAAAGACTTATACAAGTGAATCGGGTGTAGAATTATCTAACGGTATGAAGCTAGAATTTGTAGGCAAAGTTACTCCGGAAAAATATGGAGAAGGATTTTGGTACGTTGAAGGAGTAGGAGACAAAATTGTCCTTATGTCGGAGACAGATTTAAATGTTCCTAGTTCTTATACAACAGATTTAGCAGT